CGTGAAGGTGGTAAAGGTACAGAAATTACTACATTACCAGCAGGACAAAATCTTGGTGAAATGGAAGATGTCAAATACTTCCGTCAGAAACTTCTTCAATCGTTGAATGTACCAATTTCGCGTCTTGAACAACAACAAGGTGGAATGATTGGTGTCGGTAGAACAGCAGAAGTTACCCGTGATGAAGTCAAGTTCACAAAATTCATCATGCGTCTGCGTAATAAGTTTGCACAGATATTTGACCATGCACTTAGAACACAATTAGTTCTAAAAGGTATTTGTACCGCAGAAGAATGGGATAAGTTTAGAGAAAACATTTATTACGATTATATTCGTGACAACCACTTCACTGAAATGCGCGATACTGAATTATTGCGTGAAAGAATGGCTACATTGAATGTTGTTGACCCTTATATTGGACGTTTCTATTCAGCAAATTGGGTAAAACGCAATGTTCTTCAAATGTCAACAGAAGAAATTGAAGATTTGAATAAAGAAATGGCAGATGAAGAAAAGAAAGGTATTGGTGGACCAACACAGATGATGTTGGCTAATCAGCAACAGCAACAAGCTGATGAACAACAATATCCACCTGAAGATAATACGCAAGATAACGATTCACAAGAATCTAAAACTCCTGATTTAGATTCAAATGTAATAAAGTATTCACAAGCACTAAATAGAAAATAATTGGAGAGACCATGGATATTGATAATTTTTTGAACAATGTTGCCGCTGGAAATGCTAATGATGCAAGAGAAAACATCAACGACATTCTTTCAGCAAAAGCATTTGAAGCACTTGATGGTTATAAACAAGAAATAGCAAAAGCAATGTTTGCACCAGAAGTAGTTTCACAAGACCAAGAACAAGAAAACACAGATGAAGTCACTGGCTGATTTTAGAAAAATAACCGAAGCTGCTGTTGATATTGAAACTTCAGATTTCAAGATATTGCCATCTGGTAGAAAAGAACGCGCTAAACGATTCAAAGTTGGCGAAAAAGTCAAACCTGAACAAGGTGGACCTGAATGGGAAGATCCAAATAATTCATCAACTTTTGTAAATGTAAAAGAAGAAACAATAAATGAGATTTTAGCAAATGCTGAACCTGATCCACCATATGTTTTGATTTTACAAAGAAAAGCAATCAGATTATATCCAAATGAAGTTCGTGTTGCTCTTTATTATAACAAGCAACTAAACAAGTATTTTTCAGTTCCATACGGTCTAAAAGGTACCGAAGGAATTATTCAAGCAGAAGAACATAAAGAAAAAAGTGAATTTCAAAGAAAACGTAATGATGCAGCAACTTCGGGTGATGATGTTACCGATATTGCTGAAAGTGTAATGGATCAACTTCATGATATTGCTCATAATAAATCTGCTAAAAGTGTAAAGTTTGCCACAGGAGAAACACGCAAAGTTGATCATTTCACAGCATCGGCTATTTCACAGGTTCATAAAGCATTGAATGATGAAAACAAGAAAAAATTTGCTGATATGATTCATAAATCACCTGCACACTTGATGAAAGCAGCGGACTTCGCGTTCAAACATGTCAAATGAAATTTATACAATTATTATTACAGAATAGACTTGATGAGGCTAAACAGAATTTATTTGAGAATATACAGAAAAGAATATTAGAAAAACTGGAAGAAACAAAAAAAGAATTAGTAAATAAAGTATATAACAATTTGGATGAAGCAAATATTATGCGAATGGGTAGAGTATCCAGAATTCGCAGACGTATTAGAAGAAATCCACAGGGAAGAATAGTTGTTCAGAGAAATAGAAGAAGAAGCAATATACCAGGTTATAGAATAGTTGGACAAAAGAATATAGTAAAAAGAATACCTGCAACAGTAAGGATGCATAAGTCCCGAATGTTGAAAAGGTCATGGAGAACAACAAGAAAAGGTAAACTACGTCGGTCATTGATGAAAAGAACACAATCATTGCGTCGGCGTCAATCAATGGGAATAAGATAAAATGGCATTAGAAATCATAAACAGCATAAGAACACCTTCAATTATAAGAACTGTTGATCCAGGAACTTATACAATTTCTTTGGCTAATCTTTCATTCAATGCTAACGAAACTGTAAATTTTGCCAATATTCGCAAATTGAACTGGTCAACAAACGGTAATATTACTATTGTTAGAAATAGTGTTCCACTTATGACACTTCACAATGCAGGTGAATTGCGTTGTGACGATTTTGGTTTTAGTTTAGCGAACAATAATACTCAAAGCATTGTTGTCACTATTAACACAGGTGGTTCATTGGTCATGGAAGTTACAAAAGATTGTAATTATACAACAGCACTTATAGGATAATTCCATGAAACTGATTAGAGAACATATAGAAAACGTCAAGCATATTACCGAAGCAACAGAAAACGGTAAGAAAAAGTTGTATATTGAAGGTCCGTTTCTTGTCGGTAATAGAGTAAATAAGAACAATCGTATGTATAAAATGGATACTTTGAGAAACGAAGTAACCAGATATACAAAAGATTTGATTGAAAATAATCGTGCTTTGGGTGAACTTGGTCATCCAGACACACCAAATCTAAATCTTGACCGTGCGTGTATCAAAATTGTTTCTCTAAAAGAAGATGGAGATGCTTTTATCGGTAAAGCATTGGTATTAGAAACTCCATATGGTCAAATAGTAAAGAATCTGATTGAAAGTGATGTAAATCTCGGTGTTTCTTCAAGAGCATTGGGGTCAGTTATTATGACAAAAGAAGGTTACAATCTCGTTCAAGACGATTTAAGACTTGCAACTGCTGCTGATATTGTTGCTGACCCTTCAGCACCTGGTGCATTTGTCAACGGAATAATGGAAAACAAAGAGTGGATGATGATTGATGGTAAGTTTATGGAATCAGATTTTGATGCTTATAAGAAAACTATCATAAAAGCACCAAAAGGAAAGATTGAAGAAACAGCATTAAAACTCTTTGAAAACTATCTACGAAAACTTTAATTTTATAAATAAGAAATCATAAGGAGAAATCTAATGGCAACAAACAAACTTATGGAAGCAGCAGCCGATATTCTTTCACAAAGCAAGAAATCTGCTCCTGCTATGCCAATGCAAAAACCTGAAGGCGCAGGGTATGTTGATTTGGGCGGACCAAAACAAGACCTAGAAGCCAACAAAGCAGAAACATCACTTGACAGTATCTATAGCGACCAAAAAATGGATGCTGCCAAAGCTGCTAAGAGCGCAACTGCTCCTACAACTAAGCCATCAAATGCTTCATCAGAAATGGCTAATAAAACACTTCCAAAGCAATATGGTGAAGAAGCAGTTGAAGATGAAGAAGTAATTGCAGAAGAAGAAGAAGCAGTTGAAGAACAAAATCAAGAAGAAATTGTTGAAGCATGGAAAAAGAAAATGAAAGAAGATGTTGATGCATTGTTTGCTGATGACTCAACTATTTCTGAAGAATTCAAATCCAAAGCAGCAACAATTTTTGAAGCACGTGTTACTGACCGTGTTCAACAAATCGAAGAATCCATTGAATCCAAATACGCAGGTATGTTGGAAGAAGCTGTTCAAGCAATTCAAGCTGATTTGACTGAAAAAGTTGATGACTACTTGAACTATGTTGTTGAACAGTGGATGGAAGAAAATCAAATCGCAATCGAATCATCACTACGTTCAGAAATTACAGAAGATTTCATTTCTGGTCTACGTGGTCTATTTGCTGAACATTATATTGATGTTCCAGAAGATAAAGTTGATTTGGTTGATGAACTTGCTGGTCAAGTTGAAGATTTGGAAACCAAGTTGAACGAAGAAATTCAACGTGGTATTGAAGCCAAAAAAGCATTAGTAGAATCAGTAAAAAAAGAAATTACTCATGAAGTTTGCGAAGGACTAACCGATACTCAAGTTGAAAAAATCAAATCACTTGCAGAAAGTGTAGAATTCTCCACAGAGGACGAATACAAATCAAAACTTGAAACTATCCGTGAAAACTACTTCCCATCAGGCGTGAAAAAAGCTGATGAGCAACAACTTCACGAGGAAATTGAAACAGACGAAACAAAAGCTGTCGCAACCGATGCATTTGTTGCCGCTGTTTCTAAAGCAATAACAAGAACAACAGTAAAATAATAATTAGGAGATAGAAATATGTATTTGTCCGAATCACTACAAAAAAAATGGGAAGCAGTTCTAGACCATCCAGAACTTCCTAAAATTGCTGACCCATATCGTAAAGCAGTAACAGCAGTTGTGTTGGAAAACCAAGCTGCTGAAATGATTAAATCTGGTCAGATGATGACTGAAGCAACTCCAGCAAACGCAGCAGGTTCAGGCGGTTTTGGTGGTGGCGCAGCAGCAGGCGGTCCAGTTGCTGGTTTTGATCCAATCCTTATCAGCTTGGTTCGTCGTTCATTGCCAAATCTTATCGCTTATGACATCTGCGGCGTTCAGCCAATGACTGGTCCTACCGGTTTGATTTTTGCAATGCGTTCAACTTATACCACAGCAAACGTAACCGCTGGCGCAACAGAAACTTTCTACAACGAAGTTAATACTGGCTTTGGTGGTATTTCAGGCGCACAACAAGCATTGACAGTTGGTTCTGCCGCTGCTAATACTTTCGTTGGTAATGCAGCAGCTTGCACAGCAATGACAACAGCAACAGCAGAAAACTTGACTTTCAATGAAATGGCATTCAGCATTGAAAAAGTTACTGTAACTGCTAATACACGTGCATTGAAAGCTGAATACTCAATCGAATTAGCACAAGACTTGAAAGCAGTTCACGGTCTTGACGCTGAAACCGAATTGGCAAACATTCTTTCAGCAGAAATTCTTGCTGAAATTAACCGTGAAGTTGTTCGTACCATTTACGGTACAGCAGTCACTGGTTGCCAAACTGGTACAACAACTGCTGGTAAATTTGACCTTGACACCGATTCAAACGGTCGTTGGATGGTTGAAAAAGTTAAAGGTCTTGCATTCCAAATCGAACGTGAAGCAAATGCTATCGCAAAAACCACCCGTCGTGGTAAAGGTAACATCATGATTTGCTCAAGTGATGTTGCTTCTGCTCTTGCAATGGCTGGTATTCTTGACTACAACTCAGCATTGAAAGACCAAATCAATCTAACCGTTGATGACACTGGTAATACTTTTGCTGGTACAATGTTTGGTCGTATCAAAGTTTACATTGATCCATATGCTCAAACAAGTGCTTCACAAGAGTTTGCAGTTGTTGGTTACAAAGGTAGCAACGCTTATGACGCAGGTATTTTCTACTGCCCATACGTTCCTCTACAAATGGTTCGTGCTGTTGATACAAACAACTTCCAACCAAAAATTGGCTTCAAGACTCGTTATGGTCTAGTTGCAAATCCATTCGCACAAGGTACCACACAAGGTCTTGGCGGATTGAATGTATTGAGCAACTACTACTATCGCGCATTCAAGATAGCTAACATAATGTAAGTTAAAAAATCACCGTCAAGAGTGATGTTTAGAGAGAGGGTAGAAATACCCTCTCTTTTTTTATGCATAAATAGATACTATGACAGCGATATCAAGAAATCCATCAAATCCAAATCCACTACAAGTCAATAAGTATTTGTTGACTTTTGCAAGATGTCCCAATCTTCAATATTTTTGTCAATCATTGACTGTACCAGGTCTATCAAAAACAGAGATACAACAAACTACACCATTCGTTGATACCTATGTTCCTGGTGAAAAAGCAATCTATGATTTATTGAATATTACCTTTATTGTTGATGAAGAACTTACATCATGGTTAGAAATACATGACTGGATTCGTGCAATGACATTTCCAGAAAATTTTCAAGAATATAGAGATTTGTCAAAATTGAGTAAAATAACTGGCGCTATTCCAACAGCAAAACCACAATATTCTGATGGTTCTTTAGTATTACTATCTTCTAATAATAAACCATATTACGAATTCAAATTTTATGGTATGTTTCCAACAAGCATATCTTCTTTTATTATGAATTCTTCTGATAGTCCAGAAAATATTATCACTGCCGATGCTGCTTTTAGATACTCATATTTTGATGTAAAAAAATTGTTTTGATTTTCGTTTTGTGATATAATAATACATTATGGAGGGTATTATGATTGTATCAAATGAACTGCTTGAAATGTGGAATAAAGATTCAGAAATTGACAGAACTGAACCTGGCAAAGCACTACTGGATATTCCAAAACTACACAGTAAATATTTGGCAATTCTTTCAAGACACAGATTGTTGTCAAAAGAATGTGAGTTTCGTTTTAACCAAATGAAACGATTGAAATGGGAATATTATACAGGTAAACTAGATGATGATACTTTGAAACGTCATGGTTGGGAACCATTTCCATTTACTCTAAAATCGGAAATCAATACTTATTTTGATAGTGATGAAGATTTGAATAAACTTAGTGCCAAGAAGATTATGCATGATGAAATCGTTGACATATGCACTTCTATTCTAAAAGAACTCAACTCACGCACTTTCCAACTCCGCGACTTTATAGCCTGGGAAAGGTTTATCCAAGGTGCATGACGTAGTTCTACATAAAAAAAACGAAGCATTTATCCAAGTTGAATGTGAAAGAGCGATAGCACAAGAACTATCGGACTTCTTTACATTTTTTGTTCCCGGTTACCGATTCATGCCTGCCTATAAAAACAGATTATGGGATGGCAAAATACGATTGATGGATTTGCGTAACAATACAATCTATCATGGTTTATTTCCTTATATTCAAAAATTTTGTTCCGAAAGAAAATATGCGATTGACTTGAATTCATCTGTCAATTCTACACGAAATTTCTCTGCAATAGAAGCAAAAGATTTCATTTCTACTCTAAGTTTACCATTTGAGCCTCGTGATTACCAAATAAATTCTTTTGTTCACGCAATAAGAAATAAAAGAATTCTAATCGTTTCACCAACAGCATCAGGTAAATCTCTAATCATTTATTTGATACTTCGGTATCTCCAACATTTGGATTATAAAAAAGGTTTGTTGATTGTTCCAACAACATCACTTGTTGAACAAATGTTTACTGATTTCAAATCTTACGGTTACGATTCCGATACATTCTGTCACAGACAATATTCTGGTAAAGATAAACATACTAATAATTTACTGACAATCACTACATGGCAAAGTATCTACAAAAATCCATCAGACTATTTTGAACAGTTTGATTTTGTTATGGGTGACGAAGCGCACCAATTCAAAGCAAAATCACTAACAACGATTCTTTCTGGTTGTATCAATGCTTCATATAGAATTGGTACAACTGGAACTCTTGATGGTACACAAACACATAAATTAGTTCTTGAAGGTTTGTTTGGTCCTGAATACAGAGCAACATCAACAAAAGAATTGATGGACAAAAACCAATTAGCAAATCTCAAAATAAAATGTCTGATATTGAAACATGAAGAAGAAGTATGTAAATTAGCCAGAAAGTGGGACTATCAAACCGAGATAGACTATATAATTAGTAGTGCTGCAAGAAATAAATTTATATGTAATTTGACGCTTTCTCTTGAAGGTAACACATTGGTTCTTTTTCAATTTGTTGAGAAACATGGTAAAGACCTATATTCTATGCTAAAAGAAAAAGCAAAAAATAGAAAAACATTTTTTGTATTTGGTGGCACTGATGCTGAGTTTCGTGAATCTGTTCGTGAGATTACTGAAAAAGAAAAAGACGCAATTATTGTAGCAAGTTACGGAACATTTTCAACAGGTGTAAATATCAGAAACTTACATAACGTAATTTTTGCATCACCATCAAAGTCCAAGATTAGAAATTTACAATCTATTGGCCGAGGTTTACGTTTGAGTAGTGATAAGAATGAGGCAGTATTATTTGACATATCTGATGATTTTAGAACTGGTAAATTTGTAAACTTTACCCTAAATCATTTTATTGAAAGAGTGAAAATATATGATAGCGAAAAATTCAACTATAAATTCTACAACATCAATCTCAAAAATGAATGAGATAAAAATTATCAGACTCAACAGTGGTGAAGATATCATTGCTGAATATAAGAGTGATAAGAGAAAGAAAACGATTGAGTTGAATAATCCAATGCATATCGTTTTCAAAAGAACACCATCGGGTAGTATTATGATGATATTTCCATGGTTACCAATTGAGTTATTGAAACAAAATATTGCTTTGGTAAAAACTACAGATGTTCTTACTGTTGTGGATCCAAAAGAAGATTTGATTGTTCATTACCATAAATTGATAAAACAAGCAGAAGAAACATTACTCAAACAACCAGATATCATGAGCCAATTTGAGGATGTTGAAGAAGATGAGGATGAAGAAGGAACACTAAGTAAGAATGAAGTATCGGATCTAGTTAATCGTAAGAAGAATAACTTATTACATTAACTTTTCATTCTGGACACGGTTAGTGTATCATCTTGTCAAGTGGTTCGTCAACAAATTTATAACACATTTACTGATAAAATTATGGAGTAATTGAAATGAGTGAAAAAAAAGAAAAACACTATGTCAACAACGAAGATTTTCTAAAAGCGTTGCTTGAGTATAAAAAGGCATACAAAAAAGCGCAGCGAGATAAATTACCTGAGCCTAAGATACCGAATTACATAGGCGAATGTTTTCTCAAAATCGCAGACCATCTATCGCGCAAGCCCAATTTCGTTTCGTATTCATTTAGGGATGAAATGATTGCTGATGGTATTGAAAATTGTTTACTGTATTTCCGAAACTTTGACCCAAAGAAATCAAAAAATCCATTCGCATACTTTACACAGATAATTTATTACGCATTTCTTCGCAGAATCATGCGTGAGAAAAAGCAATTATATGTAAAGTATAAAGCGACCGAACAGACTGGACTATTGGATGAAATGGAAATGTTTGTTGATGAAAACGGTAATCCTAGACAATTTGATATGTATGACAACATATCAGAATTTATCCAGACGTTTGAGCAAAATAAGAAAAAAAAGAAAAATAAAGCGCGTGGACTAGAAAAATTTATTGACTGACTGAAATTTATCGTATATAATAATTGAATGAAAATTTGTATATTAGGCGATACACACTTTGGAATGCGCGGCGACTCGTTGGAGTTTCATTCGCATTATTCTAAATTTTATACCAATGTATTTTTTCCATATCTCAACGATAACGGAATCAATACTATATTCCAATTAGGTGATTTATTTGATAGACGAAAGTTTATCAATTTTCAATCACTCTATCTTTGCCGAAATTATTTCTTTGACAAGTTATTGGAAGAAAATATTCAGTTCCACACTCTCTTGGGTAATCATGATATCGCTTTCAAAAATACTCTAAGAGTAAATTCAACGAGTTTATTGTTGAACGATTACAATAATATTCATATTCACGACAAGTTCAAAACGATGGACTTTGGTGGAATTGATATCGATATTGTTCCTTGGATTTGTGAAGAAAATGAAATAGAAATACACACAAACATCAAAGATACCAAATCACAAATCTGTTTTGGTCATTTTGAGATTGATGGTTTTGAAATGGATCGTGGAACTGTTTGTGTTGGTGGTATGAATAAAAGCGTATTGAATAATTATGATATAGTTCTGTCAGGTCATTTTCACCATAAATCAAGTGATGGTAATATTCATTATGTAGGAACACCAGGCGAAATGACATGGGCAGATTATAATGATGTTCGTGGATTTCATATATTTGATACAGACACAAGAGAATTGAAATTCATTGAAAATCCATATAAAATGTTTCATAAGATTTTTTATGATGATGGTAAAACAGACTTTGAGTTTTGGAAGAACTACGATTACAACAAATACAAAAATACCTATTTGAAAGTTGTTGTTATTTGTAAACAGAATCCGTATCTGTTTGACACTGTATTGGATAATCTCTATAAAGCAGAAGTTACTGATATCTCAATTGTTGAAGATTTTACTGATACTAACATTGATATTGATGATGATATTGTAAATCAAGCAGAAGATACAATGTCTATATTGTCCAATTATATTGATGGCGCAACATTGGATGTAAATAATGAAAAGTTGAAAACCATAATGCGTGAATTATATGTTGAAGCGATAAATGCAGAAAGGTCTGAATGATAGTATTTCGTGCTATTCGTTGGAAAAACTTGTTATCAACGGGAAATAACTTTACTGAAATCAGATTAGATGCAAATACTAACACATTGATTGTTGGTAAAAATGGTTCTGGTAAAAGCACATTACTTGACGCTTTATGTTTTGGTCTTTTTGGTAAAGCATTTCGGAATATCAATAAACCAAATCTACTCAATTCAATCAATGATAAAGAATGTATTGTTGAGATAGAATTTGATTCAGAAGGTAAATCATATAAAGTTATTCGTGGTATAAAACCCAACACATTTGAGATTTATTGTAATAAAGTTCTTTTGAATCAAGAGGCATCATCCAGAGATTATCAAGAATATTTTGAACGATTTATATTGAAACTAAATTATAAATCTTTTACACAGATTGTTATTCTTGGTTCAGCATCATTTGTTCCATTTATGCAATTATCTGCTGCCGATAGACGCGCAATTATTGAAGATTTGTTGGACATTCAAATTTTTTCAACAATGAATGGATTAGCAAAAGACAGACTCGCTGAAAATAAAGAAATCATAACAACAAAAAGAAACCAGATTGAACTTATACAAGAGAAATGTAATATTCACAAAAAACATCTTGAAGATATTGAACAAGATGTTGAAAATAGGATAAAAGCATATGATGAGGAAATATCTAACAACCGTGAGATTATACAGAAATTACATGCCAACGTATCTTCGTTACTCGTCACATCAGCAAATCATCAAGAACATGTCGCTAATAAAAATTCGGTCGAAACTAAACTCAAGACGATTACGAAACTTGAATCTCAAATTGAAGGCAACATATCCAAATTTAGAAAAGATATCAGTTTCTTTCAACAAAATGACAATTGTCCGACATGTAGGCAGGAAATTGCCTTGGGGTTTAGGGATATTCAGATAGAAACATTGACCAAAAAAGTTACTGAATGTGAACAAGGTCTAAAAGATATTGAAGCAAAGATTTTAGAAGAACAAACAAATCTAAATGAAATCTCTGAGATACAGAAACTAATACAAGGAATACAAATTCAAATTGCCAAAGACAATGTGACGATTTCTGAATGTGAAAAATATATCAAGAAAATTGAAAAGCAGATTTCAGAATTAAGAAATAATACCAAATCTAAAGAAAAAGAAAATGTCCAAATCCATAAGATGGAATCAGATTTGGAAAATTTGGAAAGTGAACTGAAAAAAATAACAGAAGAAAAACGATATTATGAAGTAGCTACCAATCTACTCAAAGATACTGGTATCAAGACAAAAATTATTAAGCAATATTTGCCTGTTATCAATAAACTTGTGAACAAATACTTGACCTCGCTTGATTTTTTTGTTAATATAAATCTTGATGAATCGTTTAAGGAAACCATCAAATCAAGGCACAGAGATGAATTTTCTTATAACAATTTTTCTGAAGGTGAAAAGCAACGGATTGATATGGCACTAATGTTGACTTGGAGAGCAGTTGCCAAGTTGAAGAATTCTGCCAATACAAATTTGTTGATACTTGACGAAATTTTTGATGCTTCATTGGACGCATCTGGCACAGAAGAATTGATGAAGTTGTTACATTTATTGGAAGATGTGAATCTGTTTGTTATATCACATCGCGGTGATATTTTGCAGGATAAATTTAGTAATGTTGTTAAGTTTGAGAAGATAAAGAATTTTTCAAGGATTATAAAATGAGTGATATTCTAACAATTGATACAGAAGCAGGAGTAGTTACAGAAGAAAGAATGGAAGAATTGCCGTTGTATGACGAAAGACTTCCAATGTTGGATTCTGAGATTCCTACATATAATTTGAGACTACCAAATCCACACATGACTAAACTTGTCAAGCAGATGAAAATGACAATGAAGAAGTTTGGTGGTATTGGACTATCAGCAAATCAATGTGGTGTATATGAAAGAGTTTTTATTATTGGTACAGAACATTTTCAGATTGCATGTATCAATCCTAAAATCATTGAAAAATCGGAAACGACAATCAAATCAGAAGAAGGTTGTTTATCGTATCCTGGATTGTATTTGAAGATTGAAAGACCTGAATGGATTGTTGCTGAATTCACAACCGAAAATGGTGAAGTAAAGCAAATGCGTTTTGATGGTATAACTGCTCGGTGTTATCAACATGAATTGGACCATATGAATGGTAAGAAATTTGTTGATTATGTTGGACCAGTTTCATTACAAATGGCAAGAAAGAAACAAAGTAAGATCATGAAAAAAGTCATTAGAAAAAATAAAAATGTTGGAGAATTGTATGGCAAATAAAGTTGATGTTCAAGAATCATCTTTATACGAAAACTTTGTTGGTAAAAAAGAAGAATTAGAAAAACCATCAAATCTTTTTGATGTTTTGGAAATTGATGATCCAAATGTTGATAATGATGATGTTGAATGGAAAAAACATTGGCAAGGAATGCCCGAGTTTGAACAAGAAGATAAAAAGACATACAAGACAATCTATGTTCATTTCCGTAATAAAGAAGATTATGAAGAATTCGCAAAGATGATTGGGCAGAATCTTACCGAAAAAACAAAGAGTATTTGGCATCCAGCATTGGACCGTGAAGCAAATTCTCTACTACGCTGGATTGAAGAATGACTAATCCTCAGTATCCAGTTTATATCATATCAAAAGGTAGGCATGAATCAATGCTTACATCTAAATCATTGGCAAGAATGAAAGTTCCACATTATATTGCTATTGAACCGCAAGATGAAGAAAATTATGAAAAAGCGTTAGATAATTTCAAGATACGCGATTATGTAACATTATTGATTGCACCATTCAGTAATCATGGAGATGGTCCTGGTCGTGCAAGAAACTGGTGTTGGGACCATTCTATTTCTATTGGTGCAGAAAAACATTGGGTATTAGACGATAATATTTCTGATTTTTATCGGCTTCATCAGAACAAACGAATTCGTGTTGAGTCTGGTGCTATATTTCGTGCGGCAGAAGATTTCATCGATAGATTTGAAAATGTTCCTATCGCAGGTTTTCAATACAGATTTTTTATTGCACCAAATCAAAAGTATCCAGCATATGTAAAGAACACCCGAATCTATTCCTGTCTGTTGATTGATAATGAATGTAAACATCGTTGGCGCGGGCGTTATAATGAAGATACTGATATTTGTCTGCGTGTTTTGAAAGATGGTGATTGCACAATTCAGTTCAATGCTTTCCTACAAGGTAAAGCAGCGACACAAACTGTCAAGGGTGGCAATACAGAAGAATTCTATCATAAAGAAGGAACGCAAGATAAAGAGAAATGGCGTGATGGTCAATTGAATCCTGAAGGAACAATCAATAAATCACAGATGTTGGTTGATATGCATCCTGATGTTGCTAGAATTGTTTGGAGATATGGACGGTGGCATCATTATGTTGATTATAGCCAATTCAAAAAGAATCAATTGATTTATAAGAAAAATAACAAAATTCCGTCGGGTATCAATAATTATGGTATGAAATTAGTCACTAATTTTACTCAATAAAATCAATAACTTACGAATCACTTGACATTTGGTTGAGTTGAGTATATAATGTAGTTTCTACAGTCGATAAATTACATTATGTATACCATTGAATCTAAGAATCAGCTAGCCCGTCTGATGGCTACCGAAAATCTGGTTATTGAACACCAGAAAATTTCTACCGCAAAATTTGATCCAATAAATCGGATTTTGTATCTTCCTATTTGGCAAAACATGACTGGTTTCATTTATGACCTTTTGACTGGTCATGAAGTTGGTCATGCTCTTTATACTCCTCCGCAAGGCTGGCATGATGCTGTCCTTGACAAATCTAAGCCTAAATCTTACAAACATTTTCTAAATGTTGTTGAAGATGCACGAATTGAAAAACGAATTCAGCGTAAATATCCTGGTCTGCGTCTTTCTTTCAAACAAGCCTATGAAGAATTGTTCAAACGCAATTTTTTCGGTATTCAAAATCGTGATGTAAACAAATTGGCTTTTATTGACCGTTTGAATATTTACTCAAAAAGTCAATATACTAAAGATATCAAATTCAAAGATGAAGAAATTACTTTCATCAATGAAGTAAAAAATGCTGAATCGTGGGAAGATGTTATTGCGATTACAGATAAGATTTTTGCATATTCAAAAGATGAACAATTTGAAATGCAACAGAATGATTTTCAATATGATTTTTCTGATTCAGACCAAAATCAAGATGACCAATCTATGGGTGATCCTGATGAATATGATTATGATGGCAAAGAATCAACCGAAGAATCTGAACAAAAAACTGAATCAAAAGAATCTAAAACAGATGATAATTCGGATGATGAATCTGGTGATGAATCAGAAGATGAAACCTCTGATACTAATACCAAAAAAGATAACGAAGCTGATTTTGATGATGAAATTGAAGATGAATCTGAATCTAATCAATTGAATCGTGATAAAGAATCTATTGAATCTGAAAAAGATGAATTTGTTCCTACATGTGAAACAGATGAAAAATATCGTGAAAACGAAAACTCTCTTTTGGATGCTACATGTAAACCGTATATCTATTTGAGTTTTCCTAAACCTGATTTGACCAAAATCATTACACCTTGGAAACGTGTTCATGAACAAATGAATATGCATTGGAAAACATTTCCTACTATTTTTACGCAAGAAAGAATTATTGAATTGACCAATAAATTCAAGTCTAAAAACGAAAAGTATGTTTCGCTTTTGGTCAAAGAATTTGAAATGCGTAAAGCGGCTAAGAATTTTGCCAAGAACAAAGTTTCTATTACGGGTGATTTGAATATCAATAAACTGGCTAATTATCGCATTGATGATAATATCTTTCGGAAAATTATGGCTGTTCCGAATGGTAAAAAACATGGTCTGATTCTTTTGTTGGACTATTCTGGTTCAATGTCTGATAAAATGAACGGTTCTATTGAGCAAATTTTGATTCTTGCGATGTTCTGTCGAAAAGTAAATATTCCGTATCGTGTATATGCTTTTGGTGATTCTCAGAATGTTCGGTGTTTTGACCACAATATTTCAAGAGACACTCTTGTAAAATGTTTTAGTAGAGATGAAAACGAAGTATTCTTTTCTAATGTTCAATTGCGTGAATATTTGAACAATGAAATGACAAATGCTGAATTTACAAACGCATTTCGCAATATGATTCTTCTAAAAGAAATTCATGATAGCGATAATTTTCATAGTCCACTTTACGGTTATCGTCCAAGAACAGAAGAATTGACTAATACTCCGTTGACGCAAGCAATCGTTGCTATTACGGATGTTATGGCGCAATTCAAAAGAAACAACAATCTTGATATTACGAATTTGATTGTTGTTCATGATGGCGATGCGGATCATAATATTCGGTATTGTAAAATTGGTAGAACTTCAGAATTCAATACTCTTACTGAAAACATTATTATTTCGGATAAGAAAAGTAAATTTCAATATCAATTAGGTTCAATCAAAACAAAATCTGATGATACATTGATTGCTGCTCTGAATTATTTCAGATATATTACGAAATCAAATATTGTTGGTTTCTTTGTCGCTGAATCTTCAAAATTCAGACTTCGTAATAGTCTTTATCGTCGGTATGTATCAAAAGAATCTGATGGCATTATAGATACAAGTTTGTTGATAAAGAAACTTCGCACTGATAAATATTTGGAATCGTATAATCCAGTATATGATGCCTTTTATATTGTCGCAAGTGATGATATTGTTATTGATGATGAAGAATTTGACATTGAAGAAGGCGCATCACAACGAAAAGTAGTAACTGCCTTTATGAAATTCAATAAAAAACGTCAGATTAACCGTGTTCTCGTTAATAAGTTTATCCAACGTATTGCTGCCTAAAGGGTTTTTTCGCTTGACTTTTGATGTTTGTTCTGTTATAATATTACTATACTGTGAAAAAGGAGTTCTATATTATGTCTCGCCGTGCTGAAAAACGTGACCAATTTCTGAAAAAAGTCCAGTCTATTGGTCGCGCAACAATTACAAAACAAGAAATTGATACTATTTGTAAAGAAGTTGGTATTTCATGCGCTCCGTGGTTTACAAATGACGCATCAAATCGTGTTTCGCGTGGTGTTTATCGCGTTCCCGGAACAATTGATATGAATGCCAAAGTTATTTCGTTGGAAAAACAAGTGGAAAAATCTGATAAGAAAATCAAAAATGTAAAAACAGATTTGGAAGATATCAATCTTATTCCAAATGTTTATTCTAATTACGTTCCGTTTGGTAACTTTGATGATGTTCTATCAATTGTAAAATCGCAGCGATTCTTTCCTGTGTTCATTACGGGTCATTCTGGTAATGGTAAAACAATGTCAATTGAACAAGCCTGCGCTAAAGCAAAACGCAAGTTTGTCTGTATCTCAATGACTCCCGAAACAGATGAATCAGACCTTCTTGGTAACTATGTTCTTATTGATGGTAATATGGAATGGCGTGATGGTCCTGTGACTGTTGCTGCTCGGCAAGGTGCTGTTCTGTGTATTGACGAGATTGACTATGGCGCACAGAATCTATCGTGTCTCCAGCGTGTTCTTGAGGGTAAACCTTTCATGCTGAAAAAGAAAGGTGAATTGATTACTCCTGCTGAAGGTTTTACAATCTTTGCGACTGCCAATACTAAAGGTAAAGGTAGCGAAGATGGTCGGTATATGTTTACTAATATTCTAAATGAAGCGTTTCTTGAACGTTTTCGGAATACTCTTGAACAAGAATGGCCGTCTAATACGATTGAAAAGAAAATCATTCGTAAAGAATTGGAATCTATCAATAAACAAGATGATGGTTTCGCTGACCATCTTGTAAATTGGGCAGATGCGATTCGGAAAACATTCGCTGATGGTGGTTGCGATGAAGTAATTTCTACTCGCCGTCTTGTTCATATCGTTGAAACTTACGGTATTTTTGGTGAAAAACTGAAAGCGGTCGAATTGTGTCTGAATCGCTTTGATGTTGATACCAAAACTTCGTTTCTTGATTTGTATAGCAAGATTGATGCAAATGCTCAAGCACCGAAACCTGATGTTGCTGTTGAACCTGGACAAGAGGTACCGTTCTAATCACATTTACCGATAATAGTATTGACACAAATCAAATAGTGTTCTATAATACTAATAGATTGAGAGAAGAATCGCATCTCAATGAATCAAATAAGCGCGATTCAATTTTATGGAGTTTATATAATGAAGTCAGTTAAAGAAAAGATGTTGACTTTCCTTTCAAAGGAAAATGGTTTCAATACCTTTACCGTTGCTCAAGCACGTGCCCGTTGGGGTGTTACCAATGTTGCAGCACGTATCAATGAGTTGCGTCAAGAAGGTAACACAATCTACACCAACACCAAGAAACTTTCTGATGGTCGTAAGATTACATTCTATCGCCTTGGCACTCCTAGCAAGCAAGTTATTGCTGCTGGTATTGCTGCTCTCCGTGAGCAGGGCGTTCGCGCATTTGCCTAATATTGATTAGGTAATTGCGAGGAGGAGACATATATAATAATGTGTCTCCTCTTTTTTTATAGGATGAATATAATATAAATAGATAAGATGTTCGTCGCGGAGCAGCGAACTCCCACGAACCCTAACGCTAGAAGGAGCGCCAGCATGTCTATTTATCACAATCATCATATTATACCTAAACATATGGGTGGAACTGATGATAGAACTAATATAGTAAAAGTTACAATAGAAAAACACGCAGAATTACATAAACAATTATGGGAAGATTTAGGTTTTTGGCAAGATTATATA